TGAGCCAGCAGCTAGGTCAATGGCTCCTGTGCCTTTGCTTTGGAATACTTGGGAGATGTTGGTGTCTGAGCCTTGGGCAGAGAATTGAACAGCAAGTCCAGTAGCATTACCAGCAGCTTGCAAATAATTGACTTGGTTTGAAACTGGCAGCGACTTTAAAGAAATACCACCAGAGCTAGACAAGCCAGAATCAACAGAACCATCTGCGCCGTTTACTCGATGTCGTGTTACGCCAGAAGTCTGAAAATTTAAGTTGCCAGAACCTTTTTGATTAAATGAAAGACTAACGTTAGTGTCAGAACCCTGCGCTGAAATGACAGGTGACGCAGTAGTAGCAGCACCTGTTACTTGAACATAGTTGACTGCGGAGGATGTGTTTGCAATTCTGAACTGCACATTAGCGGCAGTGCTTGCGGTTGCAAAGTTGTAGTTTGACGCCCCTCTAGTTCGAAACGTCATGCCAACGGTCGTGCCAGTACCCCAAGCTCCAATAATTGGAGTTCCAGAACCAGTAGAGCCAGAAACAGAAATATAGTTGTTGCTTCCAGCAGAGCCAGCGGTTGCATCAACTTTTAAACTTTCTGCGTCAACAGCGCCACCAAGACTAGAAGCACCAGTAGCCGTTAAAGTAGTAAACGTGCCAGCAGCAGGGGTTACTGCGCCAATGGCGCTGCCTTCCTGATACTTGTCAGTATTCAGATTCGTGAAGTTTGCGTCCACCTCTGTATGAGTCAGAGGAGAACCCTTACCAGAGCGTGTGACGATTGTGGACATATTAGGCGAATGTGGCGGTCAAAGCAGATGATGCGAACTTGAACACATCACCCTCATCAATGGTTTTGGATGTAGTCAAAGCACCATGCAGCAACAAGTTGCCAGACGATGATTCGTCAAACAAACCGAAGTGCGTGACAGTACCCCAAGATGCAGTGGCTTGGTCAAACTCAACAGCAGAGCTGTTAGATGTAGCACCGCCAGAAGGTGATGAAAAAGCCATCGCCTTACGCGCATACGAGCCGCCAGACACCTCAGTGCCTGAACCAGCATCAGTAGGGTCTGACGTGAATAAACCAACATACACAGTCGCAGGGCTGGTGTACGAAGTGTTGCGCAAAACAGCGTTGATTAACGCTGCTTCTAAATAGTTGCTCATTGCTGCCATGATGTTTATCCAAATGTTCGGGCGCGTGAAACAAGGGAAGACGCACCAGATGCCCTCTGATCTGATACGTTCAATTCATCAACAGAAGAAGTGTAAAGCTGCGCCCACACTGCAATTCGTGCATCATCCTTCAAGTACGGTGCAGATTGCAACAAAGCACCATACAAGTAAATATCTGGGTTTGAGATCAACAGCCAATTGCTTGTGTTGTCATCAGCCAATGCAGCGATCTTTGCGTAGTAAGTCAACTCAGCATCGTAAGAGGCATCAGGGGAAGGTATAACTTCCAACTGAGTGCCAACAACTGTAAAACGTGCTGGACGACCAGATGACTGATATACGTTTGAGTTAAGGGTATTTCCGTAACCCTCTGTCACATATTCCAACACGGTGATTGGATTGGTGTTCAATTGGAAACTACGAGCTTCCAAGAAATCAGTTGGCATTGCAAAGAAACGACCATCAATGGTCGCTGTTGCACGTTTAATCATCTGGCGAGTGCGAATTGCTCGATTGAATTTCGCCTCTGCCAGAGTGATAAATGTCGGGATAACAGATGTCAAATCATCGCGGTTTAAGAAATCCGCGATGGCTGACTTTAGGGTTGCGTATGTATTGATTGCCATGTCTTACTTCCGTTCCCCTAATTGTATTCGTCAAGCGTCTTTTTTGGACGCTTCCTCTTTGGCCTTGTCCAAGTCCTTCATAACCCAAGTGTGGTCATGCTTGAACTCGAATGTTCCAATGTGTCCAATCTCTTTGGATACATCGTGGTCAATGTAGATTTTAAAGCCAGCAGCCCTTGCTTTGCGACAGAAGAAAACATCTTCTCCAATATAGCCACGCTTATCTGTACGCCAAGGAGTTTCAAACCAAGGCTCAGACAAGGTTTCAAAAACCTTGCGTGAGATCAGCATGACACCCATGCCAATGGAATCAACTTCCTCAAGACCTGTCGAATCTGGCATTGAGTAGATGAGCTGACCATCCAAGCCACGGGCTGTTGGACCTGTTGGCAAACGACGACGAGCGCAGTTGGTAGCCACGATGTCTTTGTCGTGTGCCAACAAACGACCAACCATGTCCTGCGGGAATGTCATGTCCGAGTCAATGAACAGCACATGAGTGCAGTCTTCGCGCATAGCCTCAAGGCACAAGTCTGCGCGTTGGTTCTGAATCAGCGTCCCTTGATTGATCTTTAGGCAGATCGCATCAGGCGTGTTGAGTGTGTGGTACGCCACCAAATTGACCAAGCAGAACGTGTAGTTCGCATGGACCATGTCTCTTGCTGGTGTGCATACTGCAATGTAATTTACGGTTTCTTGTTGTGTCATTTTTATACTTGTCCTTCTTTCACGCGAAAGAATCTGTTATCAGGGTCGTTGAGCCAGCGCTTCATGTAAGCGTCATCGTTCAATTTACCTTCAGCTTGCAGTTTGTAGTAAACCGACAAAGGGATACGAGCAACATGGTGGAACTCACCCTTCCAGCCGTTGTTCTCGGATTGAGTCAAATCAGTCTTGTTCAACTCAATGATTGGAGCCACGTCTTGCAGTGTCTCAATCGTTGCCTCATCCTTCTCAGCATCGTAGTGCCAGACTTTCTTGATGCCAGTCAGGTCGTCGTAGTCAAAGAGTCGTGATTCGTTCATATAAAAAAAGGGGCGAGTTTCCCCGCCCCTTCCATTGCTTTGATTAAGAAGTAATCAAGTCAGCAGCCAAGCCCATTGCGTTCTCAGCCAACACTTTGTGACCCCACTCAACGATCAGCATACGCTTCTCAGCGTCACCAGTCTTGGCGAGTTCAACTTGTTGGTAAGGACGCAGAGTGGTCAACTTAGCCATGTCAGGGTCGATCACCCATGCGTCACGCTCACGCTGGAAGCGGTTAGCGATAACTTGCACGTTGCCGAAGTCAGACACGTAGATGTCAACAGCGCCAACCAAAGTTGCTGGCTTTGCGCCACCATCAATGTTGAAGCGTGAAGAAGCGATGCCAGAGAAACCAGACACGCGCTGCTTGTTGACAGGGCCGCACATCAACATCTTTGGTGTACCGCCAGCAGTCCACACCTTTTGAATCACGTTCTTCAAGATGGTTTCTGTGAAGGTACGGACGTTGCCGTCTGTACGTGCGCTGTTAGGCAAAGTGGTGTAGTCAGGGTTGGCGCCGTTAGTTTGCATGTCGACGTTGGTCTTGACGAAAGCACCCAAGGAAGCAGTACCGCGAGCTGTGGTGGTGTTACCAGCAGCAGCAACAGCGCCGTTCAACAAGGTGTACTCTTGGTCACGCTTCAACTCAGCGCCGCGCTTGGCGATTTGGTAAGCCAATTCGCTACGACGACCAGCCTTGTTCACTGTCTCTTCAGTAGCAGACAGCACGATTGTCTTGCGGCTGATCTGAGCGTAGTTTTGCATACGCACAGTGGCAGTCACGCTGTCGAAAGAAGTGATGTCATCACCTTCCAACTGCTTGTTAGCAGCGGCAGCAGCCAATGCGTCAGTCTGCCACTCGTACAAAGAGTTGCTGATTGACTCACGACCGATGTTGCTCATGTAAGGAGTTTCTTCGGGAGAGATGTTTGTGATGACGTTTGACAGGTCTTCACGGATGCCCTTGGCATCAAAGGTGGTAAAGGTGTTAGTTACGATAGCCATTTAAGTGCCTCATTTCAAAAGAAGTTCAATTGCAGAAGCCGCATCATCGACGCGACCAGTTTTTGCAAGACGCTGTTTTGCGCGAGTAGCTTCAGTTGTTGAGGAGACACGACCAGCTGCCGATGGCTTTACTGGACGTGGACCGTTGTTGACTACGGGTTTGATGTCTTTACGCTTAGACACTATCTGGTCATACAACGCTGCTTTACGCAACGCAATGACAGCCCTGTGGTCATAAACATTCTTGAGTTCTTCCTCGCTGAAACCGATCTTGCGACCAAATTCTACGAGTAGAGCTTTTTCAGCTTTCGCCTTCTGTGGGTCTTTCCACTCAGGCACAGCGGTAATCAGCAACTCTTGCTCTTGAGCGAGTTTTGCTTTCATTTCCTCTGCTTGCTGTTGCGCCGTCAATTGAGAAAGACGCTGCTGTTCGGATTGAATAGCTGCCTTCTTTTCTTGCTTGTCACGCGCTAACTCTCGCTGGCGTACCCATTCAATGGGGTCTTCTGCGTAAAGACGGTCCCAATCAATAGGCTGTTCACCAGCCGCCTCAAGTTGCTGTTGCAACGCTCCCAACAATTGAGCGTACTGTTCACGCTCGGCACGAATAGCAGCAGTCTCAGCTTCAACCGCTTTACGGGCTTCAGCGATCTGTTGCGTCTTTCGTGTGTAGTCTTGAGTCCTGCTGTAACCTTTTTGGAGTTCGTCCAACGTCACTTCGACTTCTTTGCCGTCAACCTTGACGGTGAAGACTTGTGGTTGATCTTCTTCCTCGGTTTCATCAGAATCTTCAGACTGTTCATCTGTCGTTTCATCGCTAGACTCGTCGTCTTGCACGTCTAGTTCTTCATCAACAGATGCCGCGACTTCAGACTCATCGTCTTCGGTCAACTGCGCCTCAACTTTTTGCTCAGTTTCTCCCTCATCGGGACCGAGCATTTGAGCGAGTGCATTGGACGCTTCGTCCACTGACATTGGTCCTGCTTGGACGCTTCCTGACGGATTGGCGGTATTTCCTGACATTTCCAAATTCCTTTATACCAATGACTTCTGAGCGCGTTCTATCTGACGCTGTGCAACTTTTCCGTTATCCATGATCTTGTTGATCTGTAAACGGAACTGCTCAACGGCCTGAATCATGTGCCACGCGCTCTCTCTTTTCACGGTGTCCTCTGGCTTCGTAGTCTTCCAAAGCCAGACGGCATCGTTCTCCATTTGCAGCAGTGCTGCTGAAAAGGCTTCGTCCTGTATCAGACTCTCAGCCTTTTTCCCTTTTCTTACGGCTTCTTCGTTGCTCACTTAGACCATTCCTTGTGGGTTGATGGGTTGCATAGGCTGCTCAACTTGCTGCGCCTGTTGTACAACTTGTTGTACTAAAGCCGCCTCTTGCTTCATAGCCTCACGGTTGACATTCTGCTCTGCCACGATTTGGGCAGTGCTGATCTGTGTGTTGTACTTTAACTCAAGTTCGTATTGTTTAAGTAGTCGTTCCTGATTCATCTGATCTCGGCGGAAATCATCATCAAGCATCATTTGCTGGCGTTTCAACTCAAGCTCGGCAGCCTTCTTCTGGATGTCAGCTTGAATCGACTCGGCCTGAACCTTTGCCAAGACTTCCTCTGGTGTTGGCTTTGGCTGCTGTGGCTCTGGTTGCCATCCGTCAGGAATGTCGTTGAAGTACATCGACGCATCCTTAAAGCCTGACAGCTCAACGATCTTGCGCAAGGTACGGGCGTATTGCTGTGGTGTCACCAATGGGTTATTGATGCCCAACTGAGTCAAGGCTTGCTCTTGCTTGGCTGCAATTGCAGTCAAAGCAGCCAACTTCTCGTTGGTGTCGCCATTGCCCAAACCGATGTTCACTGTCACGTCCATTGACGTATCCCAAGCACGTGGGTCGATCTGCACCCACTCGTTGCGCAGACGAATCATGCGAGCCTTGTCTTGGTGTGTAACCGTCAAAAACAAAATCTTCTTGAACAATGTCTTCATGCCTTCAGCCAACAGACGTGAAGTCAGCTCAATACGGCCTTGGCTGGCGCTGATAGTGGCAGCAACCGCGGCTTTGGTAGACGACTGCAAGGCATCAGCGTTCAAGCCCATTGCGGCTTTAGACATACCAGTACGGTCTTCCTTGATGCCGTCAACATAGTCCAGCATCGGGAAAGCAGCTTGACCGACGAATGGCTGCGCAAATGTCTGCACCATGTTTGGCGCGCGCATACGAATCACAGCGCCTGTCTCGTTGTTCAGCACGTCATCAATGTTGACCTGCCCCTCGACAATCGCTGTACGTGGGTGGATAGACTGAGCCAATGAGTCCAATGTATTGCGCAGAATCTCTGACTTGATCTCTTGGATGTCGTGAGTGATGTCAAAGATTGAACCAGCTTCCAGTGGTGATGTATGTGGCTCTGGGTCGCATGGGAACGCCACAAATGGAATGTAAGAAGATGGCAAGTTGCGCTTGACAGCGTAGCTAGAACCCATTGTGCAAATTTTGCGCAACTCAGGGATGCCGTCACCGTCAAAGTCAACACGTGCATATACCTCGCAGTACAGAACGCGCTGCTCCATTGGGTTTGCGCTCTCTGTTGGGAACTGCTGGTTGTTCAATGCGTGACGGGCAATCGCCTCTTCGTTGTCGTTCAAGTCAGACGTGCCAACGTGTTCCATCACCTCGTCTTCGTCGTAACCAATGGCAATCAACTCAGCCACGGTTGCCATCTTGCGACGACCAATGATCGGCGCGTTCTCAAAATCCAAAGCCTGACGCGAAAGAATCAACTCCTCTGGGGCAACCGAGTTCACACGGATACGACCAGACTTCACCACGCGCTTGATCTCGACATCGTGCAGCATTGGGGCTGGTGGCACGATGACTTGACCAGACATTGGGTCGACCTGTGTAGGCATATCCATCGGTGCTGACTCGTCAGGATAAGACACCACGATCTTCATCTCAGCCTCTGGCTCTTGCATCAAAACCTGTAAGGTTTGATCGTCAAGGCCAGAATACTGCTCAATGCGCACCTCTTCTGACTCTTCCCACACCGCTTCCATGATGCCGCACTTACGCGCCAAGGCATCCTTGAAGGTTGCATAAGCCGTCATAAAGCCATTGTTGTCAGCCGTGAACACGTAGTTGGCGTAGTCAGTGGCTTGCATTGAGTTTTTCACGTCCTCTGGGCCGCGAGGAACAAACTCCACCACGTTCTCTGAGCTGAAGAAGACGCGCATCAATGAAGGCATCATTGCCGAGATCGTGTCGCGTGTCTCCATGGCCACGACCTGAGAACGACCTTCTTCTTCGTTGCCAAAGGGGTCGCCACGGTAGTAACGAGTTGCCATCGCACGAATTGGCGACAGGTCTGAGTCAATGTAGGAAACAGCGTCTTTGATCTCTTGACCAATCATGGCCTCAAGTTCTTCATCATCCATTGGCTGATGTTCTTCTTCTTCCTCTTTGATCTCTTCAGGGTCTTTCGACTCCATCAAGTCCTCGATCTGCTCTTTCGCCTTGTTGAGCAAAGCACTTGTCGTCTCAGACTCAAACTCGTATGGAACTTTCATTTTTTGCCCTTTTGCAATATGACGTACATGGAGTCCACCGCCCGTGGAGTCCTCAAAATCTCATCTTGTGGCAATTTTAGACTTTCCCCGACCTCTGAGAGCGTGAATTCCAAATGCGTCAAGTGGAAGCGATCTTCCCATCCCAGATACCAATGCCAGTCTGTGTAGTACAGCCATGACTTTTCATTGAAAGCGCGTACATGGGTGGGGTCTTGCCAAGCACCGTACGACAAGTCGTAAGGCACATGAATCCGCATCTCGCCACCGTCTTTCAGCAAATCCTTGCAGTTGGTCATGGCCTTGACCAAGTCAGGTACGTGTTCAAGGATGTCGTTTGCCAAGATCACGTCAAACATTCCATGCTCAATCTTGAACTCGCCCTTGCGCGTAATCAGAACGTCACCCCAGTGAACGTCCTGAATGTCAAGACACCAATCGGATTTGATTCGGCGCTGGATGTCTGCGTTGATGCAGTCCTCGCGCCAATCCTTACCAGAACCGAGATTAAGAACCAAAGAACTGATCGACATACTGCGGACGGTTTTCCTGAATCCAAGGCAAAGCCTCAAGGACTAATTTCTGAGCGTTCAAGCCAATCGTCTGGCTTCCAACGTGGTGAACGTAAGACGTGGACACATAGTGCGAATACCCTTTGGCCGACATATCCAAGCAGGACACGTCATCCGAGTACCAGTTCAATGGGCCAAATCGACCGTGGTTCCAAGCGTCACGCGAGATGTACGCAAAGATCGGACTTACGACATTTGCGGGAAAGATGAAGTTCTCGGAGTGGAACTTCATCATGTCAATGTTTTCGTTCTCGCGGTTGAAGCGAATGTTTTGCACAGCCCTTGCTGCATCGCACCGAGAAGCAACCCAACCGACATTTGGCTCTAGGCTGCGAATTGTGTCCACGTCATCCAGCAGTTTGGCGTAGCTGGTGGGGGTCAATACAACATCGTCGTTGCAGACAATGCAGGACGTGTGGTACTTCAAAGCATCATCAATGACTTCGTTGTAGTCCTCACCGAAGTTGCGCGGTTCGCCAACGATGATGCGAGCGTTAGCCAAGTTCTCCATCTTGCCAATCACGGACTCAGGGCCACGAAGATAGACATACGCCTCTGGCGCGTATTGCTTGATGCTTTCTAACAGTACAGGCAACCCCTTGCCGTGTACTGTGGCGATGCAAATTGGAATCACTTTTTGGCTTTGTTCTTTGCGGTACGTTGTCCGCGCATAGGCATTGACTTGCCAGCTTCACTTAACGCAATGGCGATGCCTTGAGCCTTTGACTTCACGACAGGACCGCCTTTGCCTGAGTGCAGTTTTCCAGCCTTAAATTCTTTCATTACAGCGCCAATCTTCTTTGCAGCTTTATCAATCTTCATGCCTTACCCCTTCAAAGTTAATGGAATGGCTGCATTATGCAACCCGAGACACATTCCTGCGCAAAGGCTTAGACCACTGCTGCGCAACATTCGCGCCGAACATTCCGATGGCTGCATCTGATGCGAAGGTCAGGACAAAGGCGTCTGCGCAATTTGCAACAAGAATCCCGTTTGCGTAATACACGTTGTCTTCATCAAGCGTCAGGTTGTAAACCTTTGTTTCGCTCACTTCGCAACTTATTGGCGCAGTCTCTAGAGCAACACTCTTGAGTCCGATATTTGTTAAAAGTAAATTTAGACGAGCAGTAGCCGCAGATGCCTTCTGATGTGTGTTTTTTATAAGCGTCCTTTTGCGTGCATGGCTTTGAGCAAAATTTTGCTTTTGTAGGGAAGAAGCTGGTGAACAAGCCGCCACAGACTTCGCAAGTGCATTTGGAAGGTTCTCTTTTGTCCCATGCTTGTTTTCCATTCTGACTGTGCCATGCAAGCCCTTCTGGTGATGAGTGCCATTGCTTTGCTGCTTCTCTTGCTGCATCAAGTCCTTTGTTGAAAGACTTTGCTTGTTCATCATCTTTCCATCGTTGAAGCATATGTTCACGTCTGTGTTCAATGCCATTGACGCATTCAAGATTGGAGATTGAGTTGTTACGCCAATCGCCATCTTTATGGTGTATGTGATGTCCTTCAGGAATTTCACCAAACGTGTCAATCCAGATTCGTCTGTGTAAAAGTCGCTCATCTGAATCTTTCCGTCCAGACTGGAAATATCGACCTGTCGTTTGAAGCCAAAATTTTTCTTCTTTGTAGACAACAAATTCCAAAGACTCCATTTCAAACCCTTAATAATTGAAACAGACTCTATTGTATTGTCTAATGACAAAGAATCAAGACGAACCCAACCTTCATCCCATGTAAATATTTTGTGCGAGCCTTTTCCTGTGATTGATCGTCCGTTTGAAAAATCAACAGTCGTCAGACTTGTTGTTGTGCTTTCCCAGTTTTTAATAACAACGCGATTTCCAACAGGAGTTGAAACAACATCACCAACATTGATTGATTCAATTGGAACTTCACCTGAAGGAGTCAACACCATGGTTCCAGCGACAAAACAATCAGGTGATTTCAATCCTCGTTTACGGATGTCGTCCTTGGATTCAATTTGAATCTTGCCGTTGGACGTGAAGAAGTACCGAACAGTTGCCAACTCTGCAACTAGAGCCTCATCCAGAGGAATCCGACAGTCACGCGCTTCAAACCAAGCCTTTGTCTTGTACCAAAGTTCAGCGCGTAAATTTTTATAAGTTGTCCCCATTGCGGGTGATTCGCTTACGTTAATTCCTCGAACTGGTAACCCAAGTTCGCGCAAACGATCTACAACACCAGCACCAAGACCAATTGAGTCAACAAGAATTTCATGCGGTCTTTGAGAAGGCATTAACGCTTCCCACTCAGCTACAACAGCTCCAGTTAACTGCATCAAATCAAGATTTTTCCAAGTCTTAATTGGCTCAATTAAAGCGTTCCCTTGTCGTTTCGCTAAAGCGCTTCTATCACCACCAAAACGTGCAACGTCCAAACCCCAGATCAGCTTGGCGTGTGGAGAAGTCGCAACATCACGGTGTTTAGCCAATTCCAGCAGCTCCATCGGGATGATGGTGTCGTCGTCAGAACGCGGAAATTCACCAAGGACGCGAATCCGATATGCGTTGGATTCCTCGCCGTAACGCGCTTTCATCTCCTCGACGTATGCGTCACTAACCCGTGGGGAGTCCACGCAACTCACCTTCATCGTCACCCAGTCATTGGCGAGACGGTTGTGCGTGTCGTAGAAGAACCCTGAAGAACGCACAGGGTTGCCAAGCAGAATCGTCACAGCGTTGTGACCTGACATAGAACCTGCCGCAGCCTCGAAAACCTGTTCAGGAATACCTGATGCCTCATCACCAATGAGCATCACGTTCTCGCTGTGCACACCTTGCAGTGCTTCTGGTTGCTCGGCGCGGGATGTACGCGCTGACACGAAGGCTTCGGTTTGGGCTTCCTTTACCTCAATGCGGTCTTGCTTGACTTCAAGCATATCTCGCAATGTCGGCGGTAACTCCTTGACCCAACGCTTCAATTCCGCAAAGAGGGCGTCATATAGCTGGCTGGATGTTGGGGCTGTCACCACGACTTTTACTGGGTAACGTAAAAGTAAATACCAAATGATTGCCCAAGATGCGCCAGTCGATTTGCCTACACCGTGGCCTGATCTCACGCTGATTCGTCGCTCACCCTTAGCGATGTGGTTGAGCAATGTCTCTTGCCACGGGTCAGGGTTCGTGTTCAATACTTCCTTGACGAACAGCACAGGGTTGCTGCGGTAACGCGCCGTGAAAGCCACGAAAGGATTGTTAGCAATCTTCTCGGATTGCTTCTTGGCAGCGTTGTCCAGCATCTCCTGCGTGTCTGGATGCAGCTTCTTCTTGACTTCTTTTGGTGTTGATTCTTTCGTCATGTTGGCATTGTGGCGGATTTTTTCAAAAATTTTTTATGGGAGAGTTGGGAGATTTGGGGTGTGGGGGTGTGGGGGCTTGGTTGCTTTCCACCTGTGCGTGATTCCGTTAGGAAATTTTGTAGGTGTGGGGTTGCATCTGTATCACCGCCCCCGCCACAGCCCCACCACGGGGGGTCTTGGGCGCTATGGTCTGGCACAGTTCATGCTTAACACACTGAAACGAATACTTTGTCATTCAGCGACTAGATACAACGTCTATTATGTAAAGTTATTTCGGAGTTATACACAGGTCATACATACGTTTCGTTGCTTCTATGCAACAAATCGTGTGACCTGTGTATAAGTTGAACAACTTAGCTCAACTTGTCTGTGGGTAACTCAGCCTCAATCACCTCACCATGACGAAGTGCATCGAGCCGCAAGTTAGCCAGATTGACCGTAACGCTCGGCATCTTGTTCTGCGCGTATGACGCAGGATTCCATCTCTCTGCAATCCACTGACGAGTTTGCACCCTCAGCTTCGCTTTTTGAACCTCTTGGTAGTCAGTTTCGTCTGCAATGTCCAACATTTGACCTACAAGGTTATCGGCAGCTCGCGCCCGTACACGCGTGAGGAAGCCTTCCTGCTCTGGACGGTCAAGCCATTCCGTCAAGGCTTTCTTGCCAATCCCAAGCTGCGTACAGATGCGAGTCTCAGACAGTCCAGCCTCGAACATTGTCTGCAACTGCTCGACTGGCAAAGTGTCAAGCAATGCCATGTCGTGATTCTTTTTTTTGTTACCAGCCATACAAACTCCTACAATCGTTTTTTATGCGAAAGACTATCGCGGATATTAACTTTCATTTTTATCGCGTTTAATCATGGTTTAAATCGTTTCTAGACGTATTTCTAAAGCGATCTATTAAACGCTTTTGTATCAAACACCTTAGCCATACGAGAACCCTTCAAAACGCCATCATCGTCTTTCATGTCTTCCAATCCTGTCGCGCCACCATCAGGAAACGGATTAGCAGCCTTATCAATCCGCACCATCTGAGCTTGAGGATATTGTCGCTTCAACGCCATGGTTTCCTTGATGACTTCAGCCTTCATCACGATTTCCAGTTCTTCCATGCACCAAATGTGTCTGCGGTCATCATGCCCCATGAACTGGTCAAAGTGCAAGGCATCCTCGTACGTCTCCACCACGACCATGATTGAGCCGTCAGCCATCAGATGCTGGCAATGCTTAATCTCTGGCACTTGGCTAACGCCGTTTGCCACAGCCCAAGTGTCCAACGCCGCATAAGCCTTCTTCATCCCGTCCACGGCCTTCAGCAACCGGACTTCGTCACGCGCTTTCTGTGCTGCGTAAATCCTTTCCTTCTGCTGCCACACCTTTTGGCGGAACTCAGCATCCACCAAACCAATAACCCTTTCAACACCCCAACGCTTTTCGTGCTGTTGTTGGACATTAAGAAGTTCAATCAGCTTACTCCTCATGAACGACTCAAAAGGGTCAGCAGGAATACTCGGCTGCTCCACCTTCTTTTTAATGCTCCTAGTTGCCATGTTTCATCCTTTTTCTTTTCTTACTCAATTCTTACCAAGCAGTCCACATTTCGGTCGCCACATGGTCCACATATGGGTGTGTCTTATAGACCCACACCCCATATGTAGACCTTTTTGTGGTCTACAAATGGAGTCTACAAATGTAGACCATATGTAGACCATATGTAGACCGAACACTATGTTTCTCTTGACTTGCTAATCAATGTTTGATGGTCTACATGTGAATCAATTTTCGCCAAATTGTCCATATGTAGACCTCATTTAAATGGAATGACCTTCGCAGTCTGCTCACCAGACCCGTCATGATCTTCAAACATTGCCCAACACCAGTCCTTAAACACAGCAACCTTTTCTGCTTCGATCAATTGATTCTTGACGCGCCACCACAGCTTCTTGAATGTGTCTGCATCTGTATCGCTTCCGCACATTGCCTTGTACTCATCACGCCATTGGTCAATCTTGATGGCTTTGTTGCGCATACCGTTGATCGTCTCCATCATCCCGAACTTCTTAATGGCTGCGTGTAAAGCCTTCAAAGCGTTTGAGTTGTTTGTTCCTAAGCCTGAACGCTTTGGTGGTGCTGATGGCTCGTTACGCCCTCGATTTACATCCATCTCGTTGTCAACTTGAACCGCTAATGAGCTGATACTGTCAAACCCAATAAGTGTTGTGGATAACTCCACCGTAATCATCTGGAATCCGTACCGCTGACCATCCTCACCGTCCTTCTGTTTGCTGATGTGCAGGATGCCTTTTGGCGCGTCTTCGATACGGATGATCTCCAGTTCGGTGTCCACGGCTCCTAAGAGGCTTGAGTGACCCCTGAGTCCTTTGGTGGC